TTGAAGCCCTCGATACCCTCAAAGCCGTAGATGATGCCGCTGCCGCTCTTCTCGTTGTTGAAGTTGTACTTGCCAAGATACACGTTCTCACCCGTGCCGTTGTTGTCGTAGAACAAATCTATCGGGAAACCGTCCACACCGATTCTCACGTCATAGTTGCCCTTGTAGGCCATTTGTGGCGGAGTCAGCCAGCCGCATCTCTTCCAGATGTCGTTCACAACTCTCACCGCACCCGTATTGTGCGTAGATGAAGAATCTGAGAAGTCCGCCTTCAGACAGAATATGTCTATCGGTCTTGCACCTGGTTTGAACGAATATTTGAAGTCCGCTACCTCCACACCGTTCACATACAGCTTCGTGCCGTACTTCGTCGAGCGGCTGAAGTAGATGCGGTAGTTCTTTCTCGGGTAGGTCGTCGATGAGGTGCCTTGTATCCTCAGTCCGCACTGGTAGATGATGAAGTCATACTCCTTACCGTAGGCGGAGTAGAAATAGATGTCCACCGGAACCTCAAACTTCTTGTTGTTCGTCTGGTTCACAAGGTTCACGTCGCCCACAATCCTCATCACGCTCTTGCCCATCGCACGCAGTTTGTCTATATCGACATCAGTGCCCTCGTCGTCCATCACCTGGTTCTTCTCGAACAGCACCACCATCTCGTCGCTTGTCGGACGGTCCACCATATAGTTCGACAGTTCCTCATCATCACCCAACGCACGGTTGTACACACGCATGTTCCGCACCTCTACATCTGCACTCTCGCTCGTGATCTTGATGTTCGTGGGTTCTTCCTGGAGCAGCGAGTCCGTCGAGGCATACTGCTTCGCGCCGCATAGGATGCCGTTCACATACAGCATCATCAGTCGGTTGCCCTTCTTCTCCTGCACCACGAAGGCTATCTTCAGGGTCAGACCGCTTGCAAACTTAGTGCCTACTTCCGAACCTGCGCCCGTCCGCATCAATGCCTCCTGCGTCGTCAGTCTGAAGCCCACGCCGCCGGTCATGCAGTCCACCACCGTACCCCTGCGGTCGGTCACGTTCGTGCATGTCAGCTCCATCTCGTAGGTTGCGCCCGTGGTGGTCGCGTCGTTGCCGAAAGGCTTGTACCCGATTTCTACATTCGCGCCGTTCGTCAGCTTCAAGGCATCTCCCGTCCAGCCGTTGCTCTGCCAGTCAAAACCTTCAAACACCGTTTGAACGTCGTTATAACGCCATTCAGCAGGGTTGCTCTCGCTGTTGCTTCTGCCGGCTGCCGTCAGTTTCAGCACAAGTCCGGCAGTCGCCTCGCTCAGGTCAATGCCGCTCTCCGTCACCTTCACGTTCAGCTTGTATTCCGTTGTGCCGCACTTCAGCACCATGGCCACGTCGCCCTGCTCCAGGAAACGGTTTGTATATACCTGCGTCGTCCTCGGAACGCTCACCGTCTGCGTACGAATGCCGTCTCGCCACACACCCACCGTCGCCGGGGTCGTTGTCGGGTCATACGCCACAAAGTCAAATTTCACCTGCTCATACTGGCCGGTTTCAATAGTCGGAGTCAGATGGTCGTCCGCAAAAATGCGTCCGTCACCGAAGGTCAGCTTCGTGCCGATATACGGGGCGTTCTGTCCGGCCTTCAGAATGTCAAAGTAGATGCTCTCACTCTTCAGCGTCAGCTCCGCGCTCGCCTCCATCTCGGCGACGATCTGCACCGTGTGCCGGCCGATGCTCACTCCCGACATCGACAAGGAGAAACTGCCGTTCGTCGTGCCGCTTCTTTTCACCGTCTGCGAGTCCCACTGGTGTCCGTCCAGATACAGCGTCACGGTTTTGTCGCCGCTTCCGCTCACCGCAAAGGGGATGCTCACCGCCTCGCTCACGCCGTAGCCGCCCTTGGCGACACACTCGGCTATGTTGAAGCTGCTGCTCAGCGCAAGGGTCACAGCCTTCACGCTCACATAGCTCTGCCTCGTCTGTGTCTTGCCGGTGGTCGGGTCGGTTGTGGTAGCCCTCACATAGATGTCTGTCGTTCCGAGCAGCAGGTATTTCGTCAGATCCAGGGTATAGGTTCCCTTGCTCACATCATGCTGCGTGTCTGCATACATCACGGTCGCGCCCCTCTTCATCTCAATGCTGACTGTTGCCTTCTGACCCGTGGATGTGCCTTTCTCGTCACCGCTGCTGTACTGGTGGTCATACGTCCATGTCAGCATCGCGCTGTCACCTTCCTTGATGATGCTTTTGCTGACGGCTGCATCCAGCACGATTTTCGTGGTCGAAGCGTCACCGCCTCCACCGCCGCTTCCTGCCGGAATGTCCGCAGACGCTATCTCCGCACCGCTCTTGTTGGTCAGTGCCAGGCGCACGCTGCTGCCGTCGTCACTCAGTTCGGCGTTCATGCCCAAGACGGTGCTCGCCTCTATCTCCATCAGCTTCGCCGCCACCGCCGCGTTCTGCACCGGGTTCGTCGAACTTACATTCAGGCTCTCGTCCACCTCAGTCTCGCTGATGGTGATGGCGACGTTGCCGTCCTCGCCAGGCTCCAGCTTCTTGCCGTTTAGTGTCACGCTCTTCACTGTGCCGTCGCCGCCAAAGTCCTCCCAGCTTGCCGCCTGCTCCCAGCTCTCGATGTTCGTGCCCTTGAACTGCTTCGTCTCCCATCTGCCATGGGACGATTCGAATGTGACGCACCGCCCCTTCGCTCGCTGCTTCACCGCCACGGCCTTGATGGCCGTCTCCAAGGTATAGAAGCCGCTCTCCAACGGTACCTCTGTTGTCACGTTGTAGGTATTGCCGCCACCACGGCCGCCCGTCTCTACCAGAGTGCCCTCCTCCGAGCTCCACACATAGGGCACGTCCTCCAGCAGATACACCTTGTCCTTCAGCATCTCCGTTCGGTCGGAGGTCATGAACAAGTCGGCGCCGCCCCAGTTGTTGACATAGTTCGCTCCGGTTTTCCCGACGAAAGATTTGCGCGATATGTCGAAGTACACGCCGTCAACCGTCACCACGGACATCTGCGCCAGCGTCACGTTATCCACGAAACCATCAAACCGTGCCGTGACGCCATTCCTTGCATGGGTGGCCAGCTCGTGATAGCCTGCCTCCACCGCCTCGGCACGCTCTGCCGCAGCATCCGCCGCGTTGGCGGACTTTTCTGCCTTGCCCGCAGCTTCCGTGGCGAGTTCTGCGGCTGACTGGGCAGAGGATGTGGCCGCCTCGGCCTTCGCGGCTGCATCCGTAGCCTTCTGTGCGGCTGCATCCGTCTTCGCCTTTGCCTCCTGGGTGGCCGCCTCGGCTCTTCCCACGGCGTCTTTCACTGCGCTGTCGGCCTTGGTGATGGCGTCCTGCGTGGACACCCCCGCCTTGTTTATGGCATCCTTCACCGCAGCCTCGGCAGCCGCAGCGGCATCTTGCGCGGGCTTCGAAAGCAGGCTTACCGGTGCGGACACAAGCTCCTTGCCGCGAAGCGCAGGAAGGCTTTGCAAGCCGTCAAGGGTGTCCACGGGCTGCAACTCGCCCACATCCTGAGATTCAGCCTGGAGCTCCTGGAGCACCACGGCCTTCAATTCGTTTTTCTCCTCGATTGTCATGTCATTTGTTTTTCGTTATTACTCCTCCAGTGCCTTGGCATACACTCCAGCCCCGTCGGCGGTCGCCGCCAGTTCGAAGTCGGACGTGTTCAGAACCAGCCAGGAACAGACCTTCGCCTGCTGAAGCCGGAAGGCTTTCAGTCGAGCACGGCAAAAATGCCCGCCCAGATGTACGCTCATGATGCGGAGTCCACGATAATAAAGGCGCGAATAAGCATCCTCATTACCAGGCAGCACCACATTGGTGGCCTCTTCGCTCACGTTGATGATGTCACACTCCACCCCGTCCACTTCCTCGTACACTGGTAACACAAGGCCACCGCGCGCACGCTCTGGGTCGGACACCATGATGTTCATCCCGGTGTTTACTGACGGCCACTGCGTCTGCGCAGCGCCCATGTTCACATACGGAGCGCCAATGGCCCCTTTGAATTTACCGCTGGTGGCAACTACTTCGCCCTTGATCTTGCAATCATTGGCCTCCATGTTGCCTTTTTTGTCGATTTTGAAGTTTTTGTTAATGGTCGTATAACCCTCCAGTTGTATGTTGTCCGCCTCTAGCATGATTCGCGTCTTGCCATCTGGGCAAGACACCTCTGTGCCAATCAGGGCGAACTTACCGTCACTGCCCTGCGAATAGATTCCTACACCCGTGGGCTTCACCATAATGCCGCTACCCGCCAGGATATTGCCGTCCTTGTCGAAGTTCTGCGCGGCGATGTTGATCAGCTTCTCACTCTGTTCGAAAAGCGTGCGATACTTGTAGGCTAAACTATCCACCTTGTCTGTGCTCAGAACGAGCATATACAGATAGATTTCGCCTGTGAACGACAACTTGAAGTCGCCCGTGCCGTTCCAGAGTCCCTCGCTGGTGAATTGCTGGTAGCCGTCCGTCACATCGAGGCTCTGCTCCACGTTGAAAGAATCGTATTCGGCAAACCCTGCCTTGTCCACCCCGTCAAACCCAACAGAAAGCATCCCCGCCTCGGCTACGCGATAGAAGAATCCTAGATAGACGGGCTGGGGGTCCTTCTGGCCGTCACCACCCGTTGGCATATCGGGTTTCTTGGCGAAGCACTTGTTCTTCTGGCAGATATACTTGTTCTTGATATGAACCACGGTTCTCCCCATGTCCGTCGTCACGCGCACCCCGTCTCCGCGCTTTGACAACAAGCTTCCGTTAGCCCAAACCCACCTCTTGCCTACTAGGAAAAACACCGCCTCGTTTTGCGTCCACCAGTTATCCAAGCCATCGTTGAAAGAAGGATTACTCAGATATCCCTGGTCTGGCATGAGGTCCCGGCGTACCCCCTCCACCGCACTCTCTATCTTCCCCTCCGTTGCTTCGAAGCGTGTCTTCACGTCCTCGCCCGTCTCCAGCAGGAACGTGCCTTTCAAGAAAGCGTTGTCGCAGTACAGTCCGTTGCCACGAGGTTGCTTCGCCGAGGGAAACCAGCTGTCTATGATTCCATCCAGATTGCCCAGACGCGCCCGAAGAGCTCCGGAGAAGTTTTTGGCCTTCACGCCACCCAACACGTCAATGCGGGGCATGCCGTCCTCGGTGGCTGCGATGAGTGCCAGGTTCTGACGCTTCTGGTTCACCGTATTGCCCATCAGTACGCACTCGTCACCTACCTCTGGAACAGACGAGGCGAACTCGCTCTTCGCAACGATCACGGTATCTCCCGTGGCGCTGCTCACCTCCACCCAGTAGCTTTTCAAACCGCCACCCGTGAAGGTCTGACAGCGCATCAAGTCGTGGGCTGCGAAGGTGTTTTCCTGCTCAAAGCTGATGACATAATCCTCGCCTACCTCTTCCACCGCCTTGATTTTTCCATTGGCAGCGCTCACGCATATCTGGCCTCCAACACTGCGCACCTTGTTGATCAGGAGCTCGAAGATGGACATCGTCTGCCGAACTGTCAGTCTGTCCAATGTCAGGCACGATAGTCCTCCGTCAATCCACAGCTTATGTCCGAACCCCTCAAAGCCGTCCACGAAATCCGGGCTGGCCATGAATCCGCGCAGGATCAAAGACTCAAAAGTGACACCGTCCCCCGTGCGCACGGGCTGGTCCATATAGTTGCCGAACTCATGGCGTGCCCACTGCGCCGCGTTGTCCGCCTCCTTCGCATGGTCTGCCTCGATGGCGTGGGCGGCCTCGTCGGAAGAAACGGCATGATCGCTTTCCTTCGCATGCCTTGCCTCCATGGCCAGGTCAGCCACGTCAGCCCTCGCAGCGTGGGCGGCCTCTTTCACGCCCGGACCCCAGGAACCACCGGAAGTAGCCTGTCCGTCCCGCGGCTTCTTAATAATCTTCACGTCTATCATTGCTCAATCTCCTTTAGTGTCATTTCTGCAGATCCATCCTCCAGGTTACGGCTCATGGCTTGCACGAAGAAGGTCTTGCTCATCGCAGGATGGCGGTAGTGCGCGAACAGGCTCACGACACCACCGTCCGTATCCGTCAGGCGCTGTGTCATCACCACCCTCGGTGCGTGCCACTCCTTATAGTATTCATCCACATATAGCTGCTCGGGCTTCGCGCTCTCACCCCTCGCATGGTCGTACACAGTAGATAGTCCCTCGCCCGTCACCGTGTTCAACGGCGTGCTCATCTTTACGCTGTCTGTCACGCCAAGCCGTCGGCACTCCGCTGCCGTCAGCGACGAGTTCAGCCGCATCTCCACCTCTTTCACGTTCACGAAACTCTCCTTCGTGTCGCTCATGTAGATAAGGTCGTTGTCGCCGCCGTTGTTCACCATTCCGTTGTCGCTGTATATCTTCACCTCGAATGCCTCCACCATGATACTGCTAACATGTGCCAGCAACGGTATTGCCGTGCTGGTCCATTTCGTATGACGGAACCATGTCCGGTGCCGTCGTGTCACCACATCCCACAACGTATTGACCGGGCCTAGTATCATGAAGCGCACCTGTCCGCTCACGCCGTCCGCCTTCCTCACAGGGATGGCTATGCCTTCTGCGTCGATGCCAAGTCTATAACTCACATTGTTTTGCAAGTCAAACTTAGAACCTACTATTTTGTCGCCGATCTTCGGATCAAAGCCAATCGTGAAGCATTGCTGGTAGTACTCGTCCTCGTCCGCACACTGCTCCAGCGTCTTGTATTTGCGCCACTCGAAGTCCGTAACCTGACCCTGCGTGCCCTTCTCCACCACACACTTGTCACCGACAATCAGCATGCACGCCAACACTGCCACCTTCGACACATGGTCCTCGCCGTCACCGATGGCGCTGTACTTGAATTCGCAGAGCTGCGGTCCACTGTCGGTAAAGGGAACCAGGCCGTGTGCAGTCGCCTGGTCCCATATCGGCTCATCCCCAGGCTGCACGGCCTTCCACCACCGCTGCGTGTAGTAGCGTCCGTCACCGTTATTGCGGCTTGGAACCGTCGCACCCTTCCATTGGTTGATGCCGTCGTAAATCGGACTGTGAATGCTCCCCGGAGACGGCTTGTAGGTACGAATCGCCTCATACGTGTCGGTCAGCCCCATTACGGGATTCAGGATCAGGCTTCCGCTTAGAACGATATAATTTGTCGTCTCCTCGTCGGAAGGGGAAAACACGCCGCCGCTCAGCTGCCCGCTATAGACCGCCATCGGCATGCCAGCCTTCAGCGAGGCTGCGTTCGGGTAAACACGCTCCTCCCCATCTTCGCAGTTGCCATTGACGCTTACCACCAGATAGTTCGTCATGGCGATTTTCGCAGTTGGCGAGTTGTCTTTTCCATCCGTCTTCCGCTCTTCCTTGCCAAAGGAGAGCAGGGCGGCACCAGGAACCTTCGCCAGTGCGTTGGGCAAGTCCTGTTGGTTGCGTCCGTCGCTGCAATACGCTGCCCACAGATCAGCGACACCGCCTTTGCCACCTGGAAAGACCCACCCGCTGTTCTGCTTCACCTGCACATACCAATCAGTCACGCAGCCGCCCGCATACGTCGTGGACCGGTCGTGCGTCATCGCATCAAACGCCTCGATGGCCGACTTGCCGGAACCGTCACTGCTATACTCCGTCATATACTTCTGCCTGTTACTGTACGGGCTAGACAACAGGTCTTCGTCAAGCGGGCTCTCTATCAGGCGCTCCATACGCTCCACACGGCATGTCAGCATGATTTTGTTGTACACCTCGCCGACGGATATTGTCGTACCCGTGTCAGTTACCATACCCGTCACGATATCCGTTGTCTGCCGATCCGTTGTCAACTCCGCACCTGTCAGCAGGTCGCACCAATGGATATGTCCGTTGTCCTTCACGCTTTGCCAAGAGAACAAGTAGAACACGAGCCCATCCTGCACGATATGGAGGTTCAGGTATCTCAGCATCTCCTCCAGCACCTCGTCCTGCTGCCACACGTCGTCCTCCTCGCTGCCCAGAAATAGCAGTTCGTTCACCGATAATTGGCTGAATATAGCATAACGGTTGGCCGTGGTGCCGTCCACCGCCTTGCTCCCGTCGTACAGGTAGAGCGTGGCATGGTTGCCAACAATGTCAAGTCCAGCCGCCACGCCGCCCACTATCTCTTTCAGCAGCGCGAGAAACGTGCGTTGTTCCGCTGACGCCTTCACCACATTGTACAACACGCCAAGCGAGCCCACGTCACGGTATCTGGCGTAACGCAGGGCAGTCAGCGCATCGATGCAGCTCAGCTCGATCTCGTCATATTCCTCATTGTACCCTTGCGAATAGCTCTGCGGCTCGACGTATCCTGCGAAGAGGCATTTCCCCTCCCGGTAGATATTCACTACGGCATCACGGCAGGAGGCACAGAAGAGCTCGGGCATGAAGTTCCTTACCAGCAGCCTTACCGTCGCCTGCTGGCAGAGCAAATGGTCAAACGTGTCGTTCACCTGGCTTGTCAGCTCTACTGGATCGTCAGTGAACGATAGCTCCCCGTTTTTCTCGCCGATAATGGTTTCCTTTGACTTGTCGGCTCGCGTCAGGATATGCACCTCGATGCGCTCCTCCTGCTCATTATAGAAATGTCCGTGCAGATACATGTCCCTATATTTTGATATTCGTTCCTTTTCTATTGATTCGGGTCTCGTTGGCAAGCACTGCCACGAGGTCCCTGCCTTTCACCCTGAGCTCATATATGCCACCACCGCCACTACCGTCGTTGCCTATCAGCGACTTCAATTTGTTCAGTGGCGCGATTACCTCCGGATTACTTTTCGCTCCGGCGTACTCGCCCATCAGTGCCAGGGTCGGTCCATACACAATACCACCATTGGCGAATGGCGTCACGGCCACCGAGGCCACCAGACCCTGCATCATACTGATGAAGCCAGCCGCGATGCCCGCTCCGGCAAACGGGATATAGGCGTGCGCCGCCATGAACTTTGACGCGGCCAGCTCACGGAACGCCATGGCCTCTGCTTTTACAGCAGCTATCGTCGCCATCGAAGCGACTACTTCCTCCGCTCCTGCCGAGACCTTTGCCGTTGCCGCAGAGGCGGCGGTAGCACCGCTTGCCGCCACCACGGTGTTGGAGGTCGTGGTCACGGCGGTCAGTGCTTGGATGATTGAGACGACACCCTTGATGCCATCATAAATCTGAAGCGCCGCATCGACAACCCCGGTGATCGTGAGCCAGGCGTCACGGTTGCCGCGCAAAGCGTCGGTGAGCGCCGTGACGCCACCGCCAACTCCCTTCATCGTCTGCCACGAATCGGCCAGCGTGATGTTGCTCTTGCGGATGCGCCGTTCGTACTCCTCGTAGGTGCCAATGAGCTTCGCTATGGCAGCACGTTGTGCCTCGTCGATGGGATTCTGGGCATCAGAGAGCATGTCCCGCAACTCTTTAACTCTCTTCTTAACACCGTCAATCCCGATTGCTTTCAGCTCCAGCATCAACGGCTTCCCCTCCATGGCGTCGAGTTTCGACACTTCCTGTTCCATTTCGGGAATGCGGGTCAGCCGTTTCAAGGCGTCGCGCTTCTTCTCCAACTCCAGCACCGTGCGCTGGATGCCGTCTATCTCCGATGCGCTGGCTTTTTTCTGCTTTGCCTGATAATAACTGACGGCATCGTCCAGCGACTCCATGGTGTTCAGGCGCGAGATATCCTCGGGTGCCTTCAGTTCATCAAGTGTCTCATCCCACTTTTTCTTCAGTTCGTCCAAGGCGTTGATCTGTTTCTGGATCTCCACGCGCTCCGTCGCAGTGGCGGTTTTCAGCAGGTCGGCATAATGCTGCAACTCGCCTTCGAGTTGTCGATAGGTCTGGATCTTCTCAATAGGGATGCTGACGTGGGTGTTGAGCTCAAACGCATTCTTCAACTCTTCAAGAGCGTCAATCTGCTTCTGAATCTCCACGCGCTCCGTTGCGGTGGCAGTCTTCAACAGACTGGCATAATACTGCAGCTCGCCTTCGAGTTGCTGGTAGGTCTGTATCTTCTCGATAGGAATACCGACGTGTGCATTGCGTTCAAACGCCGTTTTAAGGTCGTTCAAACGCTGTATCTCCATACCAATCGCCGCAAGCTCACTGGCAGACGCTCTCTCACGGAGCCCCTGCTGGTAGGACAACTCTGCGTCAATGTCCTTCAAGGTTCTCAGCTCACTGGGGCGGCTGGCCGCCTCCTGCAAGTGCGTGATGGCATCCTGCTGCTTTCGAAGGGCAGTGATTTTCCTTGAATATAGCGCAATGGCCGCGGCGTCTGTTCCATTAGCGGTTTCCAGCTTGTTTTGGTAATACTGTATGTTGTTACCAATCTCTTTGTAACTCCGAGCGTTGGCAATGAGGTTTTTGCCGCTGAATCTATCCTTGGCCCCCGTCTTGCCATCGCCGCTTCCACTATCAGTAGCCGGGGCGTTCAGTTTCTTGTTCCTGGCCAAGGCTGTCTTTGCATTCTTGGTCTTGGCCTTGGTATTCGCATCCGTAGCCTTGGTATTCGCATTCAGATCTGCCGTCTCTTGAGCGACACCATTATCCTTGATGCCAAAAAATGTCTTCACCCACTCCCAGGCCTTCTTGATTACCTCGCTTGCCTTCTCAAATGCCTTGACGAGATAGTCCCACACGGCACCGGCCAATTTCTTCACGGTGGACCAGAGTGCGTCGCAGTTCTTCCGGAAGCGCTCATTGTTTTTGTATGCGGCCACCAGCATGCCCACCAGCGCCGACACTGCCATCACGACAACACCGATGGGGTTGGCGCTGAGAACCAGGTTAAGGGCGACTTGTGCGGCTTTCCAAATACTAGAGGCGACTGCCACCGCTTTGGAGGCGGCCGCCTGCGCGAGCGTGGCCACCTTCATGGCTTTCAGCCCGGCCACCATGGTCTTGACCCCGTGGCTGAGCTGCACAATACCCATCAGTGCGGCACCACTATTGGCTATCCATTCCACATACGGGCCGGAACTGCTGGCCAGGGCGCCGGCCCAGTCCATCAGGGCGTGCATCTGGTTGGCAAGAACCATCCGCAGGCTCTCCCCGGTCGATGACATGTTGTCAAAAGCCTCGTCCATCTCGCCAGCCGAATCCGCCATCGCACCGATGTTCTGCGAGAACTTCTCTTTTTGCTCGCCAGTCAGTGAGCCAAGCAGACGCATGGCCTCGGCGCTTCCGAAGAGTTGGCCGTAGATGGTCTGGCTGAGTTGCCCAGTCTTGGCGGCATATTCCTGGATACTCGCGTCGAGACCCAACAGAAAGTTCTCCAGTCCACCGGCGGCCTGGATGCTCGCCGCATTAAAGCCGATTCCCATCTCGTTGGCGGCCTTGGTCGCCTCGGCAGATGGTTTGATAAGGGAATTGAGTACCGCCGCCAGCTGGGTGGAGACTTCCGCCGTGTTACCAGTCACGCCTGTCGTGGTGGCAAACACCGCCATCAACTCGTCCATGGAGACACCGAGCTGCGATGCGCTACCGCTGACAAGGGGCAGTGCCTGGGCCAACTGCTCAAAACTGGTCACACCGTTTTTGGCAGTCATCTGTATCTTGTCTTGGATATTTCCCGCCTGATCCCATTCCAAGCCGTAGTTCTTGATAAGCGTCGAGGTGACGGTTACGGTCTCGCCCAGGTCGGCGATGCCACCCACTGCACTGCGGCTCGACTTGTTGAGAAACTCAATCCAGTTATCCTCGGGGACGCCATTGGAAATCACTTGGTACAAGCCATTGGCCAGCTCCTCCCTGGCAAGCGGTATATTCTTGCTCAGTTCCACCACCTGCTGGGTGAGCGCGTCAAACTCCGCACCGCTCTTGCCTGCCATCGTATTGGCACTGCGCATGGCCGTCTCGAAGCTCTCGAAAGGCTCGGCAAGTCCGTTCACCATGTCACCAAGCTCGCGGATCGAGCGTACCGCCGCGTCAAGGACGAGGCTCTTATCTGCCATCTCACGGAGATGGTTGCCCGTGGAGACGGCCGTAGCGCCTACCTCGTCAAGGACCTTGTCAAGACCTTCCGCTTCCACGGTCAGCTGCTGGAACACGCCACCATCATTGCTCTTGATCTTGATTTGAAATTCTACTGCCTTTGCCATGTTATCCTTATTTTAACCCGAAACGCTGCTTGGCGGCCTCGAATCGGGCGTTGAATTCCTCCTTGCTTACCTCCTCACGCTCCTCGGGGGGCTGCTCATCGTCCCATGGCAGCGGTAGGATTTCATGCGGGCGGAGAGTACCTTTCGCATAGGGCTGAAGGGCGAAGAGCGCTGATACGCGCGTGCGTTCCCAAGCACTGCGCTCCGCATCACGCCTGATTTCCGCCCATCGCTCCCAAGCCTTGTAAAACTCAGACGGGGTGCATCGCTCAAAGTCCTCCCTACTCATCCCGATACACCCCATCGCAACGCCGAGCAAATCCTCGACGCTTACTTCGTCGTCTCCTGTTGCGGAGGCGTTTTTTTTTCGCTATCCATGGATGCGTAAAAAGAGTTCACCGTGTCGGGTTCCAGAAGGTCGGCAAAGGTCTCGAAGTCGTAGGTAAACGCTACCTTGTCGGCGTTGCACGCGCTCTTCACGCAGCAATACACGAACTGCATCAGCTCGGAGATATCACCCTTTTCCAGCCGGCTCACGTCCTTGCCAGTCTCGTTCTTGAAGCGGACCATGGCACCCATGGTCACACGGCAGGGATATTCCTTGTCGCCCAGTTTGATTTTCACTACATTCATAAGCCTATACTGTGCCAGCCGTTTCGGTGATGCCCGTGCCCACCTTCTCCACCTTGCCGCAATTCTGCAGCGTAATCGAATACTTCGCGTCATCGCCAGCCTGGGCGTCGAGGTCCAGGGAGGTGATCAGATACTTGCCCTGGTAGCCGCCAGCGGCCTTTCCAGTGCGCTTGTCACCATCGCGCAGGTTGTAAGCCGCATCCACGGGCTCGCCCTTCAGCATGGCGTCCTTCACCTGGTCATACGACGGAACCTCATCGGTGCCATCCGTCAGCACCACGCCGTCGGCGGAAATCTGCTCTGAGAAACTCTTCACATACGATTCCTTCCACTTGCCACCGGATGCCTCTTTCGTCACGCGCTCGCCAGTTTCGGCTGATGTGGAAACTTTGCAGCCCGTCGAGAAGCCGAGGGCGTTTCCACCCATGGACAGAATCAAGTCCGTGCCGTCCAATACACTTTTTGCCATATCTTTCTTGTTATGATTGTTAATACTATGCCAGCCAAGATGCCAGCTATAAAAACACTCCAAACGGACCAAGTCTTCCAGGACCTCAACCGCTCCTCCTTCAGTATCTCGCTACTACTGCGCAGGTGCGAGTTGGCCACGCTCAGCCGCTCGTTCTCGGCCTCGTAATAGGCACACAGGCGCGACAGACTGTCACAACCGCTCTCTATCAGCAGCGTCGGCATGCCGCCCTTTTGTCCTTTCCGCACGATGGCCTTCACGTGGGCACGTCCGGAGCTCGCCACATACGACGCACCCTCAGGCAGATGCCACAGGGTCGTGTCAAGTGCTATCGCCAGCCGGGCCGTGTCCGCGGCCACCGGCTCCGTCCAAAACGTCTGCCTCACCGTCCTCACGTCCCTTGACACGCTGTCCCTTGCCTCCGCGCTTGCCGCTTGCCTTTCGGCGCTCGTCACTTTCCGCGTCGAGCTGCAGCTCGCTGCTGACAGGGCAATTGCCACTGTGAGGGCAGCGCTGAATAGCCTGAATAGCCCTCGTGAGGCGGTTGAGCGCATAGCGTATCTGTTTGTTCTCGGCGCCCAGCCCCTCCATTGCTTTCGTACTTTCATCTACTTTCTTCTGCGTCGCGAGCAGCTCACGGCTGATATCCTCGTACATCAATTTGTATGTATCGTGCACGCTCTTCGCCGACTGAGCCGACTTCACCTTGCGGTTCGCGACCCAAGCGATGGCGGCACCTATGCCGCCCGAGGGTATAGCCCATTGCAGGATCTGCATGATAGTCTCCGCCATCCCTTGTCTGATCTTTTGGTTATTTTGTCGTACTTACTGTCTGATACCGATGCTCCGCAGCCACGCCTGCACGTCAAAGCTGGGGCACGCCTTGCTCACGCCGGGCAGCTCGCCATGGCCAACGATACGGACCTGCGGGAACCGCTTGTGAAAGCGCCGCACATAGTCCGCCATCGACCGAAGCTGGGCGGCCGTGCGGGTGTCCTTTGCCGTCTTGCCGTCCTTGGCCAGGCCACCGGCATACACCACATGGCGGCTCACGCTGTTGTACCCACGCGCACCGTTCGTCACCTCCCAGGGGTCCACCTCGGCATCCTCGTTGTTCCCAACGAGCCGCTCCACGGTGCCGTCCAGACGGATCAGGTCCGTATAGCCCACTTGCTTCCAGCCACGGCCGCCATTGGCGACGGGAGCCGTGTGCCAGAGGCGGATGTCCGCCCCCGTCACCTCGCGCCCCTCGGGAGTCGCCGTACAGTGAAGCACCAGATACTTCATCCTCGCCATGGTTACACAGCCTTGTAGCCACTCATCACCACGACACCGGCATCCTCCTTCTTTGGCATACAGATGAAGCGGTGGCGGAAGTTGATTTTGTTGCGCTGATACTCCGGGTCGTTCTCTGCAGGCGCCCAGTACATCTTCGTCGAGCCGGTGGCCTTGAACACGCGGGCCGTATAGAAAGCGAACGAAACCTGGAACTCTCCTGCCACTGCCGCCGTGCCAAGGTCCTTCTTCGTGCCAGCCTGGGTATAGATGGGATTGTTGGCAAACTCGTAGATGTCGAATCCGTACAAGCGTCCGACAGTTCCGTCGTTACGGTTGATGTTGTACTGCTCCCGGAATGTCTGCTCAATCTCCAGAAGATCGTTGATGTGATCCGAGCAAAGTACGAGCCGGCGACCCTGGGATGGCACTTTCAGAGCGTCCATCTGTCGCTTCGCGCTGAGCAGGTCGGTCTTGGTCATCTTCAAGCGTCCCGTCACAGGATCCTTCTCACCAGTGGTTTTCAGCACAGGCGTCTTCTCCGTATTCTGCTTCGCACAAAGCGCATGGGCAGCCTTCGCAAACTTGGCATCGTTGATGGCGTTGCCATGGGATTCCTTCACTCTTGACATTTTGTCGTAACTGATGGCATAGAGCTCATCATCGGTGATGGGAGTCACCTTGGTCTGGAACTTGTCAAGCTGGATGGCGATGTCCTTGTCGTCAAGTGCCTGCAAGGGGATTGGGTAGGTCGTGTTGTTGACAAGCACCTCGGGATCGACGCCTACCTCCACCAGATGGATGACATCGTTGTCAACGATGCTTGAGGCGTCAGGAATACCCTCAAGCCAAGTGGCTTCCAAGCCACGGCGGAGGTATTTGACCAACTCGCCCGTCCAGATCTCCTTGTAAACCCCAGCGCGCAATGCGCCCTGGGCAACCTCACCGCCAACCATGGAGGCGATACAGTTCATGCCCAAAGCGCCCGCCACGGGTGAGAAGCCAAGGGCTGCGGCGAAGGCGCTGCCGGTGAGACAGTTGAAAAGTACTGCCAGCGCCAGCGCGAGCATTTTGTTTGTTTTTGTTTTCATACTTCTTGTTTTTATTGGTTTTGCTAGAATTCACACTCCATGCCGTACTCCTCTTTGTAGAGTCGCTTGTACTCATCGGGCTGCTCCTTGCGGAGCGTGGTAAGTTGGCCTGACGGCACGTCGCTCAGCTTCTTATAAGTAGTGGGCTCTGTCGCCGCCCCACCTTGATGTCCGATGACTGAACTGAGCTTCATTTGTGGGGAGATGGCGGAGAGGATACTCTCCAACTTCTCCTGGCCGACCTCCTTGCCAAGGTTGATAAACTCATCCTTCTTGTCAGGGGTGATACGCTTCTCTCCTACCGCTTTTTCCACGGCGGCCGTGATACTGGCCAGCGTGAGGGCAGCGTTCTTCTGCTGGAGCCGCTCGTTCTCCTCCTTCGCGGTTTTCAGTTCGTCGAGCTTGGCGTTGATCTCCGCCTCCGTCGCCGTTGCCGGCAGACCCAGTTGCATGGCAACCATTTTCTGTTCCATTTGCTTTTGATTTTGATTGTTATTGTTCAACAAGGGCAAAGGACACTCGCTGTCCTTGCCGAGAGTGATTTTCTTGCCGTCTTTCTGCAACACGATGGCGTCGTCGTTGGATCCGACGTCCACCAGGCTGACCTCAAACAGCTTGCTCTTGGTGACGGTAGGGCGGGTCTGTCCTTGCACCAGCAACTCGGGGGCCTCGCTCGTCTCCAGGATGTCGAGCCCTGCGCTCACCATTTTCAGACTGCCGAACTCGTACTGCTTTTTGCAGCGCACGGAAAGCTCGGAGGCCTCGTCAAACATCAGTTCGCCAGTCACCTCGCCATCCTCCACCTTCAAGTCCTTCACGTAGCCTATCACATTTCCACGCTCGTGCATGTATAGCAGGACGGGGTTGCGCTGGTACTGTTCCACGTTCATGCCAGCCGTCAGCACTCTTGTCCCGTAGCTGTTCAGGCTGTCGTTGGTTATTCTGACGCGTTTTCCTTTACTCATATATCATTGTCATTTTCTGGGCAGTATTGCCCGATTCGCGGTTTCCGAGTGCAATATTACGAGGTAATTGTCAACCCGCCAAAAAAGTGTGCAATGGTTGCACACTTCTATGAAACCATTGCACACTTTTTTGGCGGGACACTGAAATCGTGGCACTTTTGCACAAGAATTCGGGGCGCGATGTGTCCCGAAGTGAACAAACAACCTTATCAAACATGACAAAGGCAGATATAGAAAAGAAGAAAATCCGAATGAGTGAGAGCGATGGGGCTCGCACCAATCGCAGAACGAAGAAGGATTTGGATAAAATCAAATCGCTGGCACGCACGCTCTATCTCTCGGGAATGGAGCAGCAGGAAATCGCGGAGAAGGTGGACGTGTCGCGCGTCACCATATCCAAGTGGTGCTCAGCCGACGGGTGGAAAGAGGCGCGGGCCGCCAAGAACATCACACGTCCGGAGTTGGTGAACAAATTGCTGCTCACCATCGACACGCTCATTACGCAAGTGAACAATTCCAACGACCCCGCTCTCATAGCAGGGCTCGGTGACAAGTTGGCCAAGCTCTCTTCGGTCATCGAGAAGCTCGACAAGAAGGCCAACGTGGTGGATGCCATCGAGGTGTTCATGGCGTTCTCCAAGTGGTTGGAGTACCGCTCGCAGACGGACCCCGACGTGACTCCCGAGTTGATGCGCGTCATCAACAAGTACCAGGACATGTACATCACGGAGCAGATGGGCATCAAATAGCGGAGGCAGCCTATGGCAACAGCAGCAGAGAAGAAAAAGGCATACGAGGAGTGGAAAGAGCGGTGCCGGCAAGTGCAGGCCATTACGGACACGTCCCTTCTGAAAAGCGAGACGTCCGTGGAAAGGGACCAGCGCATCAAGCGGCTGCTCAACAACTATGCGGCGTTCTGCGAGTACTACTTCCCCCACTTCCTGCAATTGCGTGACAAGTCGACCGGCGAGGTCATACGCACCATCCACAATGCGCCATTCCATAATGAGGCGGCGCGCAAGGTACGCAACACGCCCGACTTGAAGGCGGTGTTCATGTGGCCGCGTGGCCATGCCAAATCTACCCATCTGGATGTGTTCACGCCGCTCTGGTTGATGTTCCAGCCAAAGCGGCTCATCAACTTCATGGTGGTCGTGGGAAAGTCGGAGGGCAATGCCGACCGACTGCTTGGCGATATTCAGGCCGAGCTGGAATACAACCAGCGTCTCATTGCCGACTTCGGACAGCAGAAGAACGATGGCGGATGGCAGGAGGGTGAGTTCAAGACCAAGAACGGCGTGAAGTTCCTTGCCTGCGGTCGTGGACAGTCGCCTCGTGGTCTGCGTGACCGTGAATCCCGTCCTGATTACATCGTCATCGACGACCTTGACGACGATGTGCTTTGCAAGAACGACAAGCTGGTTCACGACTTGACCGACTGGGTGAAGGAGGCGCTCTTCGGTGCGCTCGATGTGGGCCGCGGACGCTTCATCATGGTGGGCAACCTCATTAGCAAGAACTCGGTGCTTTACAACCTCTCACGCACAAAGGGTGTGTTCCTTTCTAAAATCGTAGCGGTCGATCGTAACGGAGAGCCGGTGTGGAAAGAGAAATGGACCAAAGAAGAGGCGCAGGCTTACCGCGACTTCGTGGGCTATCGGGCCTGGGAGAAGGAGATGATGCACAACCCAATCGTGGACGGCACCATCTTCCGCGCGGAGTGGATTCGCTACAAGCGGCTGCCGAAGCTGGAGAAGTACGACATGCTGGTATGCTACACGGACCCTTCGTTCAAATCGACGACGGCCAACGACTACAAGGCGTGCCGATTGTGGGGAAAGATCGGCTCTCAACTGCATCTCATCGACTCTTTCGTGCGCCAGGCAACGGTCAGCGAGATGGTGCGGTGGTTGTACGACCTCTATGAGCGCACACGCGATACGGTGGCAATTCAGTTCTTCATGGAGGCGAACTTCATGCAGGACGTGATCCTGGACGAGTTTGCGTGTGAGGGCGAGCTGCGTGGCTACCAGTTGCCCATCATGCCCGACAAGCGGAAGAAGCCTGACAAGATCCAGCGCATCGAGGCGGTCAGCCCGCTCTGGGAGCGAGGCTTCGTCTGGTACAACGAGCGCAAGAAGGAAGACCCTGACATGCAGGTGGGCATAGAGCAGACGTTGGCACTGGAGCGTGGCAGCCGTGTGCATGACGACGCGCCTGACGCTGACGAGGGTGCTATATGGATGCTCCAGCGCAATACGCGACAGGAGAGTTTCAAACCGGTGTTCGGCAAAAGGCCGACCGCCAAAAACATTTGGTGACGATGATACAACTTATAAAGGACATTATCTGGGAATGGCAGTGCAAGCGTGCCATCAAGAAGGCCAACGAGCTCTCAAAGCTGTTTGGCATGAAGTATTATGTGATTTACATGAACGGCTCGCTGAAGGTCGTACCGAAACGCACCATCCGCGAGCTGGTCGCGAAGCACCGATTCCGCAAGGGTATCAGGATTGCCGACATCGAGCGCCGCGCCCTGTATGTGACACGTTAGAAAGGAGGACAGGCATGTTTATCACAGATAATGATTACAGGGTTGTCATAGGCGAGAATGCGCTGAAGGTCGTGTCGCAGGCATCGCAGGAGATACGCGACAATGCGGAGCTGGAGGCTTGCGAGGAGATATCCGGCTACCTCCGTCCGAAATACGACACGGAGGCGGTGTTCTCGGCAGAAGGCGAAAGCCGCAACCGCCTGGTGGTAATGTATGCCGCAGACATCGCACTTTATCACATGATTGCGGCAATGCCCCAGAAGATGGGCAGTGAGATACGCAAGGAGCGCTACGAGCGAGCCGTCAAATGGCTGGAGGGCGTGCAGGCTGGCAGAATCATCCCGGACTTGCCCCTCGCCACCAACGGGGACGGCACGCCAACAGGCGACTTGCTATTGTTCGGTTCACAGAAACAATTACGACATAATTGGTGAGCAAATGAGAGCAGAGACAAAATTCATTTTGGCTATGCCGAGTGCAGCCAACAATCAAAGAATTTAACTGGTAACTATGGATATAAAGAACTTTTTCAGCGGTATGTTCGGAGGTGGAAACATACTGCACACGCCGCATGGAGACTTCAACCTGGCAAAGTCGTCCGACCGCAAGCGCATGAAGAAGATGGTCATCGAACTGCAACGCACCACCGATGCGCTCACACGCAGGGACATTGCCGACTGGCGACTTGCCTGGCAGATGGCCATCAATGTCGATAGCCCGAACCGCCAACGGCTCTACGACATATACCGCGATGTGGATATAGACCTTCACCTCTCGGGATGTGTGCGTCAGCGGGTGGGATTCGTCATGGCGAAGTCTTTCAAACTGGTCGATGCAAAGGGTAATGAGGACGAAGAGGCTCACCACTTTTTCGACCAGGCTTGGTTCAAGCAAATGCTCGAATATGCGCTCGACGCCAACCTCTGGGGTCACTCGCTCATCGAACTGGGCGACCTCACCACCGATGGCGACGGATGTCCATGCTACACGGACGTGAAACTCATTCCGCGGAAGCATGTCATTCCGGAATACGGCCGTGTGATTCAACAGCTCGGGCAGGACTGGACTACGGGCATAGACTACCACTCCGCACCTTTCACCGACTGGCTCATTGAAGCCGGACGGCCTGACGACCTCGGCTTGTACCTGAAGGCTGCGACACAGACCATCCCGAAAAAGAACATGCTGGCATTCTGGGATTCCTTCGGCGAGATTTTCGGTATGCCGATGCGTATTGCACGCACCACCTCACGAGACCCCAATGAGATGGGACGACTTGATAAAATGCTCAAAGATGCCGGAGCGAGCCAGTACATGGTGGCCGGGCAGGACACGGAGATAGAATTCGTGGAGAGTGGCAAGGGCGATGCCTTCAATGTCTATGACAAGCGTATCGACCGCGCCAACTCGGAACTATCAAAGCTCATCATAGGGCAGACTATGACCATCGAGGACGGCAGCAGCCTCTCGCAGTCAGAGACACACCTGAAGGTGTTCGAGAATCTGGTGGAGAGCGACTGCACCATGCTGCGCGACATCGTCAACAATCAGCTTATCCCACGAATGGTAAAGCACGGTTTCCCGATCAAAGGGCTGCGCTTCGAATGGGATGATGCGGTCGATTACACACCGGAGCAGCAGGTGGCATACGAAACGATGATCGCTGACCGCTATGATGTGGATTCATCCTACTTCGCGGAGAAATACAGTATGCCAGTAGGCGAGCGGCGAAACGCGCAGCCCATGCTACCAGATGGCGGTGACGATGGTGACAAAGAAAACAATGGGCCTAAGGAACAGCAGCAAAACACGCACGGCAGTTTTTTCGATTAAGCCCCACTGATTATGTGGGGCTGCACCTGCGGTATGCCGAAATATTTGGTAAGGAGCTTTCGGTTTCTTCCATGTGTCTGAGCAAGCATGAAGAAGAAATTGAAGCTATTGCCAAGAAATGGGCAAGCGTTATCAGTAATAAGTATGCAAGAGAAGATGCAGAAGAGGCTGCAAGGATTGTGTTAAGAAGTGGGATTGTAACAGAACTACCCGAGTTGCGTGAGGCGGATTTAGGAGGAAGAAAACGCTTTTTTGGTCTAACTCGTGCAGATTTCCACGCTGCTATATGCGAAGGAGACACCAATGTTATCAAAGTGAACAAACGTGCTTATAAAACATGGGTAAAAGATACTGATGATGCAGACCGTGGGGGATGGCATGCCCAAAGAAACACCATCTTACACGAATTGGGGCATTATATCGACTTTTGTAATGATCCCGATTTTTTTCGATCGGTGGAACACGAATGGAGCTTGGATAACGTAGATAAGAAAATTGTCAAAAAGCAACTGTCCGAGTATTCACTTACCAACCGTGCCGAGTTCGAAGCGGAATTGAACTCAGCAATACTAAGTGGAAAGGGTTTCTCTGAGGATATACTTTCGCTCTCACACATGAAACAAACAAAAACATCTATTGCCAAGCAATTACTTGACTACGGCTCTGGAAAGAATGTGTGTCTTCCGAGTGAAGAGGTTAGCAAGAGCTTCAAGGATGCGATGAAAGTTGTATTCAACCAAAAGGGTGGTTCTTTCTCAATTGACATCATGGCAGATAGCAAAGTTCAAAATCTGATAGAGGCTCATACTGATGTGCTCAACAGAAATATACAACGCTTGGAGATGTCTGACACCATGCGCAAGCGGCTTACACGCTCCAACTATATCTTCTCAGGCATGAAGACGTTCCACGAACTCAACGAGGCGTTCCCTTCATTGCTCGATTCTAACGGCAACAGAAAGACGTTCGAAGCCTTTTTGAATGATGTTCGGAAGATAGACAACACCTACAACTCCAACTACCTCCGTGCGGAGTACAACTTCGTACAATCGTCTGCGGAGATGGCTGCCAAGTGGGAACGGTTCTCGGAGGACGGCGACCGCTACAACCTTCAGTACCGCACGGCAAACGATAGCAAGGTGCGTCCGGAACACGCTGCGCTAAATGGCGTGACGCTTCCGCCGTCAGACCCGTTCTGGGAGGAATACTATCCACCCAATGGATGGAACTGCCGTTGCACCGTAGTGCAGGTTCGCAAGTCTAAATACCCTGCCACACCCCATGAGGAGGCGATGGCGCTGGGTGAGGAAGCTCTGCAGCGCGACACAAAGGGTATCTTCCATTTCAATCCAGGAAAGCAGAATAAAACCGTACCCGACTACAATCCTTATACGATTCGTCGTTGCCGTGACTGCGACATCGCTAAGGGTAAAATCAAGTTGGCGAGATTCATTCCAGAAAATGAGTTGTGCGCTGCGTGCAAATATTTACGAACTTGTTTGAAACACAAATATAGCGATGGTTTCCGCAACTACAAGAAAGAGGTTACGAACTCTGTCACAGCCATAGACGGCAAGGAATGTGCAAACTTACAAACAGGGCAGTTCTATCAGACAAAGAAATCATTCAAACGAGGCATTGCACACGCCTATACGGTCGAGGAGGTTGAAATGTTTGAGACATTCAAGGATTATGCTTCACAAATGACATTCATACGCCACAGCCCACTTGGGGAGGTTAAAAATATGACCGACCCGAAAGACATTGCTAACATTCAAAAAAAGATACACCGTGGCGTTACAGGCTACAACGTATATGAGGTTACTATCGGTGATGAATTGTGGGAATTAAAAACAGAAGTGTTCAAAAACAAATCGGAAACACTATATGTAGCAATAAGAAAAGGATAAACGACTGTCCAGCGAGGTTCACATACCCCCATTAGGAATCAGAAGCCTATCCTTTGCTGCAAAGGTAATAACAAATTTTCAAAACACATCAAGTTATGGAAGAAAAAATACATGATGATAAAAAAACAATCTCAATGCCGCAGTAGAGCACATACTGCGCTTGCCGATAGAAGTAAAATCCCAATGCACAACAACCACGGGAAGATTCTGGCAAGCCATGAAACGATTGATGAGGAAACCTGTCCCACAACATCCAAAGAGTCTTCTTGATATTGCCGTAAGCAATTCGAGCGTGCTCTCAACTTTAGTTTGTACTGCAAAAAGCAATACAACACACCCGCAAGGACAGTCAGCAACAGAAATAACACACTCGCTACTGTCAAGCAGCGAAGAAGAATACTCCCTTGTGACATATCGCCAAAAACAGCGATTATGCCTATTAAAGTTGCGGCTATGCCTGACTGATGGCGTATTAACGATTCATGCTGAAGCTCCACTTTCTCTTTGGCTTCAAACAGCTCTTGAACAAAGCCATTCCAGCCTTCTGTATCATGTAGTACTGTCATCTTTTTTAGATGCAAAGGTATAACGTTTCATTCAAAACTTTCAACGATGAACAAAATTTTCTCATTTCTAAAGAAAAGCAACCGCTACAAGCATCTTATCGGCGGTTTATTGGTCGGTCTGTGCGCATTGTCGCCATGGGCAGCCATCTATTCTGCCATCGTCGCAGCCTCATGTCTCGAACTCAAAGACAAGCTCCACGGCTGTCAATGGGATTGGATAGACTGGGCCTGCACTGTGCTCGGAGGCATCATTGCGATGTCGCTTTGGCTCATTGTGTAGCGCCCGGCCATTTTTTACACCGAGAATGAGTAACTTTGCAGCCTGGTAGAGTTTCCCATAGGCCGCGTGGTCTATCGCGGGTACAACAATGCGAACGCGAATGGCGGTGTCTCG